ATACATTTCTTTTGCCTTATCAATAGCTGTCTTATTTATATTCTCCCATCCTTTTTTCTGCAATTCAAATGTCACCTGAGCAATTTCAAGAGATGTTTTTTGAATTTCTAACTCGATCTGTTTTAATTTAGCCGCGTATTCTTTTCTTGTTTCAAGAGAATATTTGCCCGTCTGATCCCTTACTATTGATTCGTATGTTGCGGATTCTCTCTTTTGTCCGCTAACCTTATACTCAAGATATGCTCTTTTGTCTTTAAACATATCCATAGCCTCAGCCAAGTCCTTAGCCTTATTGTATGCTTCAGTGAGATTTGCAAAAAAATGACTGAAATCACCTGTTGACATGGTATTAAAGAACTCATGCAGTGCGCCTTTGGCTCCGGCAACGGCAGCCGTAAATTTATCATTCAGATCCTCGGATGCCCCGATGACATTTTTGGCAAAGGTCACAATGGCTCCTATTGCAAATGCTTTCTTGAGCCATTCTCCAACCTTGCTGGCATACGATCCTACTGATGCCTCACTCTTATTTAATGTAGAATCAAGATGCGAAGAATCACCCTTTATCCTTACTATCAGGTTGTTTAAAATTCCCATTTCTCAATCCTTTTAATATATTCTCAGCATGTTGCAATTCTTCTTTTGACGGTCTCTTTACTTCTTTCTTCTGTTCTATTTCCTCTGGCGATGGATCAATACTGAGCCGGAATAATTCATATACACTTTTTGGCTTGTCTTCATTTTTTATGAACTGATTCCCTTGTATAATAGCAAATTGAATATTCCTGCCGATCCATGCGTCCCATTCCCAGTTCTTTTCATGCCCTTCAATTGCGAAGAATACTTCTGTCAGTGTTGACTCCAACCACCTTTTCAAAGACCATCCTAATCTGCCTATGCAGTATTTTTTAAGGTAAAGAAGAGTTACTTTTTTTTTTCTGACTCTTCTTCTCCCTTCTGCTTATCTTTCTTTTCTGTGAATCCTCCGAGCAGCAGCGATATGTCTTTCATTATTGCTTCTCTCGATGGTTTTAACATAAAGTCATTCCATTTCACCGCATCGGATTCCTTGTATTTAGGCTTCTTGTATAACTCCTTACATGCAGCAAGGTATCCGCACCATATCATTGCAAGAGGCATGTTTTCCTTAGTGGCATGTTCCTCCTTCAGCAAATCCTCCATTGGTATCTTGAGATAGTCAGCAACCATCTCAAGGGTCATGATCTTAAATAAGAAAGGAATATTTTTCTCAGTGATCCAGTGACCCCGGCGAAATGGCATCTTGACATATATGATATCCCTTATCATGACGCTACATATTTGAATGCATAAAGAGGAGACAGGCTCCAGTTGGCAGCTGCCGTATTGCGAAGGCAAATTAATCCCTGAACCCTGTCCATGTCAACAATAGTCAGGGTGACAATATTTAGTCCCTCTACCAGAGCAACAGCATTAGATACGTCAGCATCATTATCTCCAACAACCACAACAGTAGGTGCCTGCCCGGAATTTAATGTCAAAAAGACGGCTACCTTAATGACCTCAAAATCAGAGATTGCAAATAAATTGGATTTTACATACGCCGTGCCTGAGAGGTTGATTGCCGAGCTTATCGTGATACCTGATATAGTCATCGTATCATAATCGGTGCCTCCGCTGTCAGGATCTGTGACAAGCTGCGCAGAGCCACCTTTAAGATGATACAAAGGGCCGTTGACCTTCATGCTGCCGGAAAGACTCTTTGACTGCTCTGCTGGTGCATCAAGCTTAATAGATTTCATATCTACCTCGCCGACAAGAGGATATGAGATACCTCCCGATATTGCAACGAGCAGCGATGTCCTGCCGGTGATATATGTCACCAGCGCATCAGCCGATAGTCCGGTAGTTGAAAATAGTGCATCAAAGTCAATCGATGCATTACGGATTCCCTTCTCATGTTCTGCCCAGCCACCGGACTGCTTGTTCGTTGTGTCGTGGAGGTCAGTCTCGACAGTCACTCCGAGTCCTTTCTGAGCAGCTATGACCTGCCCGTCTGCATAGATGAGCAGGAGGGTAGCATTAAGCTTTCCCATTTATGCTGACTCGGCCAGTGCGCCGTTGCCCTGGATGCTCGAACTGACTGTCAGACCTCCTTCAGCCGGTGCATCAATCTTGATATTCTTGTATGTTCCAGTACCTGTCCATCCGGTTGTTGCCCCGGAGGTAGGCTTAAAATACGCCGTGATGTCAGCACTGCGGGCGATGATTGCTGCCAGTATCTCATCAGGAGTGATGCCTGACCCTTCCTCATCATAAAGGCCGTCAAAGTCTATTGACCATTTGCGAACACCTTTGAGATGTTCGGCCCATCCTGCGCTCTCCTTGTTGGTGACATCCTTCAGGTCCACGTCCACGTTGAGCGATGTGTTAGTGTTGTACAGGATCTTGTCTGATCCTGAAAATGCACAGTAGAGCGTTCCGTTGATCTTTCCCATTTTGCTTACGAATTAAAAATTATTGTATAAGAAATTCATATCGTTCCGAGAGTTGTACTACCGATTTACTTTTGCCTGAGATGTCAATCATCTCGTTATATGATGCAGGTGAAAATATTACCAGCGTAAGAGTATCGCCTATCGAGAATACAGAATCCTTAGAAGGCTTCAGCAGTCCCCGGACAACACCGATTATCCCCTGTGCTTTTTTCTTGTCCGCAACGAGGGAGATTTCATCGACAACATCAATCTGTACTGTGCCTTCATAAAGAAACTCATCTTTTGTCCCGTTCTCTGCCGAGATCACGTTATGAATAAATACGTATGTCTCAGCCGGAGGCTTAGGCACTGACTTATAGACCGGGTAAACTGTTCCTCCATAACTCACGTTGCCGTCCAGCACAGTGAATATCCCGTCAACCAGATCATAACTTATGTCAACATGTGCAGAGCTCATTTACCCAGTGCTTTTTCAATTTCTTTTTTTACACGGGCGACAAGCTTCTTTCTCTGCTCAACGGCAGCGAATCCAAGAAAGCTGTCTGCCCGGATATATTTTGTTCCATACTCGATGTATGGACCATATTCAACATTAGTCCCGACAATGGCTTCATCATCTGCGATCTGCTCGCCGAGTGAACCATCATGCGACTTGCCATTATTGTCGGTATAGTTATATGCATCACCCTCCTTTAGCTCCGGGTGAATAGAGCTCCACAGCCTGCCTGTGATGATATGACCGTCTGATTTTAGCTTTTTCTTTGCACTTGTCTCAACGGCATAAGCGGTAAGGTCAACAGCCGTCTTGACGGCCTTCTTTATCTCGTCCCCTTTCTCCCTGATCTCTTTCTGCAGGAGCTTTGTTCCTCTTATCTCAACTGACAAGTTCATCCTTTTGTAGCTGCAATTATTTTTATTATCTCCCTTGTCGAAGCATCCTGATTGATAGTAGGAGGACGCAAAGGATAAAGCGTCTTGCTCCCGTATGTTATCTTCAGGTTATTGCCATAGGAGTTGTTCCACGTCATAATCTCATAGACTTCACGGTCAATAAGTTCTTCGGCCTTCAGATACCTGGTGCCGTCAATCTGCCTTACCGATGCTCTGACGGTATCGCCTGCACTCCATGACTCTGACGCATCGCCTGCCGTGACAGTCCTTGTCAGGGTATGGATGGTGATAGTCTTATTGAGCGTTCCTGTATTCATAATCCTGTGTTACGGCTAAATGATTCAATAAGCCGAAGTGTGTCAAAGGGGAGCCTTCCGACAGCTACCGTACCGGATGAATCCTTATTGTCATCACGCTGATTGAACATTGACAACACTATCCTTTTTATACATTTATTACCAGTTTCGTTTTTTTCTCCGGCGTTGAAGGTCACTTCAACATAGTATATCTCTGTCGTGGCACCTATCCGGATAGACCCTGATACATCATATGGACGTATCTTTATCTCATCCATCCCCTTCTGATCAAAATCGCTTGATATGCCACATACCTCCACAACAATAGCAGGACTGGTCCTTACAGGAGACATTGGCAGCTCGTACCATCCACCAACCCTGTCTGTCTTTT